AAAAGACGTGTAAAAAAAGTATGGCAACGTGGTCAACGTGAAGTTAATGCTTGGAAACAAGTAATTTGCAATAAGTATGCAGCAAAAATCCTTGGTAATTTTACTAAGACTGGAGCTGGTGAATACTTAAACTCAATCCCTGTGGATGAGATAGACCATGAATACATTAATACTATGTCTTTAAAAGATTTAGGAATTAAGTATGAAGACTTGATACTATTCTATATGAATAAAGGCTTATTACCTAGAAACTTTTTATCTTTGAAATAATGAAGACAAAAAAGAAAATATGTAACAATTGCAATACTGAGCAGTTCATTTGGAAAAATGATAAAGGCAGCCGGTATTGCAAAAGTTGCTGGTATAGATCAATGGAAACTAAAAAACCATTGAAAGCTAGAAAACCTTTGAATCCAAAATCAAAGAGAATGCAAACCACAGATTTAGCGTATAGTAAATTACGCAGAAAATTTATGGAACAGAAACCAATGTGTGAAGCAGCACTTCCTGTATGTAATGGGCCATCAACTGATGTTCATCACAAAAAAGGACGTGGTGAATATCATCTTAAAGTAAGTACTTGGTTATCTGTATGTAGACAGTGTCACACATGGATAGAAGAACATCCTAATGAAGCAAAAGAATTAGGATTTTCTGAATCAAGACATTAATCATAAAAAAGCAATATGAAAAAAAAATTTAATAAAAACCGTGAAGAATATTATGAATCAAAAGGCTTAGGCCAAGGTAAAACTGAAAGACAGTATAAAACAGCAATGAAAGCTATATTGTATTCATATTTTGCATTAATAATAATAACTTTATATCTTATATATGATACGTATTTATAAAAAACAAAAACATAAAGCTACTATATCTGATTATGTAAGTAAATTACACTGGGACACTATCAATACTGTACTTGATGCACAGAAAATTGGTAAATGGACTAAGAAAACAGAAGTTCATTTAAACAACAACGCAAAGCTTATAAAAAAATATCAAAGAAGATTAAGCCTTTTAAGATTTTAAAATGACATACAGAGAAGTAGTACAAAAAGATGCATTAGCTATAGCTGTGCAACATAAAAGATGTGGATTAGGCGTATCAATGGGTGTAGGTAAAACAAGAATTGCTATACAACACTTACAAAGAAACTATAATCCTTTTATAAAAGCCTTGGTAGTAATACCAAAAAATGCAGTAGCACAGTCTTGGATTGATGAATTAGGTAAAATGGGAATAGAATCCTTAGTTAAACACATAACGTTTACTACATATTTATCATTAAAGAAACATGAACCTAATGATTATGATGTTGTCTATTTAGATGAATGCCATAGCTTGTTAGACAAACATGAACTTTTCTTGTCAAAATTTACAGGAAAAATACTGGGTTTAACAGGTACACCACCAGTAAGATCAGGAACAGAAAAGTATAGAATGGTTGCAAAATATTGCCCTATTAAATATGAATTTTCTGTTGATGAAGCAACTGAAGGTAAAATCTTAAATAACTATTCAATTGTAGTACATGAATTAACTTTATCTCAAGTTCCAAATTATAAAAAAAAGAACAAGAAAGGTGGTTTTTGGCATACAACTGAATTAAAAGATTATAACTACGTAACTCAAAGAGTAGCTGAGGCTAATACACCTAAACAAAAGCAATTTGCTTCTATTATGCGTATGAGAGCTTTAATGGACTATACTACTAAAGAGGTATATACTAAAGCACTGCTTACTAATCTTTCAAGTAAAGCTATTGTATTTGCTAATACACAAGATCAAGCAGATAGAATTTGTAAGCATAGTTATCATTCTAATAATCCACAATCTGATTATAACCTTGAGTTATTTTCAGATGGAAGAATAGATAAACTATCTTGTGTAGCTCAATTAAGTGAAGGTGTATCAATACCTAATCTTAAACAAGGAGTTATTATGCATGCGTATGGTAATGAAAGAAAGACTGCACAAAGAATTGGTAGACTGTTAAGATTAAATCCTAATGATACAGCAATATGTCATATTCTAATGTACAAAGGTACACAAGATGAAAGATGGGTTGAAACATCATTAAAAGGTTTTGATCAAACAAAAATTAAACATTATAATCCTTTAAAACAATAATCATGGGAAAAATGAAAGAAGTTCTTATGGACATGATCCAGAAAGAGTATGGTTCTTATGAAAATTATCAAAGAACTTTAAATGAAGATGCCGCTTCACAGTGGGTACATAAAGATACACCTTGTCCTAATTGTAATAGACAAACTTTAATGCAAAATGAAGATTTAGCAATTAATTGTGATGCATGTGGTCAAAGTTATATTGAAGTTGATAACGCTTTAAGATTTAAATAATATGGAACATATAGATACAATAGACGGATTAGAAGTAGAAGTAGAATACCTTTATGATGAAGGAGAACCAACAGTTTGGACAGAATCAAACGGTGATCCAGGAACACCAGGTTATCCACCAAGTGTAGAAATATTAGGAGTATTCACTATATTAAAAGATAAAAATAACAAAGATCTTAGAGTTGATATATTACCAATATGGGATTATGATTTAGAATCTTTAGAAGAAGAAATACTAGAAAAAAACCACAGATGAAAAACAATATATCATTAAATGCTATAATAAAGGGTGGTCAAATTGATTACCCTTTAAATGCAGATAAGAAAAGATTGCTTAATTTTTTAGCTAATACAACTGAAGGAGCTAATGTAGAAATATTTATTAGTGTTAATGACGGAAAAGGTACCAATGCTCAACTTGCAAGAATACACGCTATGTGTAGAGAACTTGCAAATGAAATTGGTTATACTTTTGAAGAAATGAAACTTCAGATAAAAAGAAAAGCAGGACTCTGTTTTATGAAAAATAATACAGAATACTGCAAGTCTTTTGCTAAATGTGATAAGGAAGAGCTAAATCTTGCTATACAAGCTTGTATTGAAGCTGGAGATTTTAGCAATATGAACTTAAGATGATTTTTTTGGTTCTTTAGTTAAGTTTAAAATAGTTTGTATTTGATTATCATCTAAATTACTACTCTTAAGTGACTCAGTCATTTCTTGTTCAGTTATCATACGGCCATCATCTATAATAAGATTTTGTTCTTTTGCTTTAGCTTTAAAAAGTTGTTGCAATGAAAACAAAGTATAGATTTGTTGCTCATAGTCTTCTAAGATTATACTTTTATCTTGATCTACAACAATCTTTTCAAATTTTGCAAATGTATCTTTTAACGTTGCTGGATTAGGAACTATATTAGTAAAATAATGTAGCAGTATTAAATCTAAACCTGCTATATAATTTGTATGTACTTCAATACCTGTAATATTTTTACTGGTATCATATTGCGGTGATAATTTGTAGTCAGACATAATAAATATTTTTAACAAATGTAATCATTTATGGAAAAAAAAACAATAAATATATTAGAAAAGAAAAAAGTAATAAAAGAACAGTTAGAAAATACAGGTTGGGAAGAATTGTTGTATCCATTTATTGATTCTATTGGCTTTGAACACATTTTAACTAAATTGTTAGATGAAGTAAATAGCAATAGAAGATTTACACCAGGCATATTAGATTGGTTTAAACCTTTTATAGAATGTAAAAAAGAAGATTTAAAAGTAATTATGATTAATCAAGGGCCATCACCGCAAATAGGTGAAGCTGATGGTTTAGCATTCAGTTCAGGAAAAACAAGAGTCCCTGACTATATACTTAATTACATTTTAGATTATCAAGAAGACAATAATATTATAGAAAGAAGAATCACTGATTTAACAGTGTGGGCAAACCAAGGTGTATTATTACTAAATTCAACTATTACAACTGAAATTAATAGAGTTGGATCTCATTACATGATATGGCATTCATTTATAACATATTTGTTATATGAATTAAATAAAGATGAATGTAATTATTACGTAGTTATGTTTGGTAAAAAAACATTTGAATGGGAAATTTCCTTATCTAATCATACATCAATAAAACTTAAACACCCATCATCTGCTTTGTATAAAAACAAAAAGTGGGACGGTGAGAATGTGTTTAATAAAATTAATTTGCATCTAAAAAATCAGGGAAAAAGCTTGATAAAATGGTAGCAATTTCATAAATTTGTAAACAGTAAAATAAACCAAATGCTTAACAATCAACTAATTAACCTAGACTTAGAAATAGCTCAATTTAAAAAAACACTACTTGATAAATATGGTGTAGATGTTTATATATATGAGAAATTAAGGAGTTCTGGTTATATGAGACCTACAGTTTCTCAAATAGAAAAAGCTTGTGTTCAAGTAATGCATGAAATGTATCCAGATTATATAAACTATACAAACCTCAGCGTTCTTTTACGTAAAAGAGAAATTGTAATGTTTAGAAAAATCTATTGTTATTTAGGTTATCATGCTAAATATACATGTGATCATGTTGGACAACATGTTAATAGAGATCATTCTAGTGTTATACATGGTAAAAATAGTGTTGAAGACATGCTTCACATAAAAGATAAAGCTTATGTAGAAGCAATGCAAAAAATTACAAAAATAATACAGAAATATGTGGGAACTACTCCAAAAAATCATAGCGGAACGCTTAACACCCAATCAGTGCCTACTTCTATATAGTCTTAAAGAAAAGACTCAGGTTAAATTACCTAATCTACCAGAAGATTTACAAGCATTACTTGAAGAAGGATTTATAACTAAAGAGTTAGATAATCCATATATAATAACAACTAAAGGCAAAACCTTTATTACAAAGTATGATAATTACTTTATAAAAGCCAAGAAAAAAACTAATATCCAATTAATGGGAAAAGAGTTTTTATCACATATTGAAGCTTACAGAACAGTATTTCCTGCAGGTAAATTACCACATGGTAAACCAGCAAGACAAAATGTAAAAGCTTTGGCTGAATCATTTAGATGGTTCTTTGAAACTTATGAGTATGATTGGCAATTAGTTATGAAAGCTACTAAAATGTACGTTAATGAATATAGAGCAACAGACTATTTATATATGTCAACAAGTCAATACTTTATTTGTAAGCAAGATAAGCACAGAGTAAAAACCTCAGCTTTATCAGATTACTGTGACATGATTAAAGATGGAGTTCAAACAGAAATACACACATTTAAAGAAAAAGTAGTATAACATGGCACCAAATAAAATAACAGAAGTATTAAATAAGTTAAACCTTGTACTTGAAGATTTTCAAATGCTAAGAGATGGAACATGGGTTCCAGATAAAGAGTCATGTAATGACAGCATTGATAATATAGAAAGTATTATATACACAATAGAAAATGAGTAAACCAACAGAAGCATGGGCAGGACAATATACTTCATTTAATGAAGCTCTTAAGTATATGCTTAGGAGATCAAATGGAGAAGAGAAATCTATATATACACCGTGGCCAAAATTTAATGATGCTACTACTGATGGTTTAGAATGGAACACTCTAACAGTTATTGGTGGTAGACCTGG